GAGCCGATATCCAGAGCAAACCGGTATTCAGGCCTAATCTGTCGGCTGCCCAATCCGTTTCGTTCCACTGAGCTTCCCGCAGCGCGCCAACCTGCTCAGTCTGAGCAATCGTCTTTGCTCGGGCCATGCTCACATCAAGGCGCTTGCTGACTACCTGCGCAGTTTCGCGAGGGTTAACACCACGACCGATCGCATCAGCTATGACATTGGCTAAATCACCGCGCGCCCTGTCGCTTTCCAGCTTCCAGTCGCTGTATGTGCTGACAAAAGCACTGGCTATCTGGTTCTGGTAAGCAGGCGTGCTGAGTAATTGCTGAAGAGTGGTCTGGCTGGCGTATACCGATGACTGCTGAGAAAGGTTGTTGAACGCCTCAAGCGTCCCGCGCCGATACTCGTCACCCACATAATCGAATGCCCATAAATTCTGGCTGCCACCATCTAACAGGTGATCGTCGAGAATGGTTTGGACAATATCGAGAAGGTCGGCCAGTTGCTGCGCTGACATGTCATAGACATATTTGCCAGCGTTAGCCTGGTAGAGCGTGGGATTCTCTCCGTTCGCGTGGCAGAGGAAGTGCCATTGATGGCTGTTACCTTCCTGCTCACGACCAATCAGTCGCTGATCGAATACAGCTTTGAGTGCGACCTTAATCGCGTGATACCGGTCTTCAATATCGCGCGCCATCTTGTTGACTGACTTGCGGGACATCGTCGGGTCAGTTCGTGACCTCGGCACCACCGGACTCTTCGGTTTCTGATTCGGAACCAGCCAGAGGGTCGGTCCGTTTTGGCGGTTCATCATTATCTACCTCAAGAGTAGGGTCAGGCTGCAATTCACCGGCTGCGCGGATCTCATTCTCAGACAATGCAGAGCGCCCAAACGCATTGGTAGTCTTGACCGCAACGTCTGCCATCTTGTCCATGTTGGCAATCTTCTCTGCCTGGCTCGGAGCCAGTAAATCAGACCAACCAACTGTTATCTCTTCACCCTTCGCCGGAGGGATAATTCCGATAGTCCAGAATCGAGACACCACGCAGTTGATCACATCGGTAAGGAAGCCCTTGCGGCGTGACATTCGCGTTTTGCTCCACGATTTAGAATCCTCGGTAGATGCTCGCTCACCGGTTTGCATGCCAATCAATTCTTTCAGCGGGATCGGCACCGTTGCGCAGAACTCACTTAGCGCTGTGCGCCATGTTGGCTCCGGGTCGGAAGCCGTAACAGAAAGCACCTCAGCAGTACCAGCCTGCATAAAGCTGGCGCTGTCTGTGCTGTCGTTCAGGCGTCTGACCTGCATATCCAGCGCCTCAGCCAATTGCCCCTCTGCAACGCCAAGCGCTTTAGCCAGGGCCGCAAAGTTTGTCTTCTCGCTGAATGAGTAGTTGAGCTGGCGGCTGGCATTTTTCAGGAAGCCCTCGGAAGCACCACCTGATGTCTTTTCGATATCAAGCAGCTTATTGAAGCCTTTCTTTAGCAGCGATACACCGGATGTCAGGTTGCCGTCATCTGAGCCTTCTGCAAGAATGATGACGCGATCGGGGTGAACGTTAATTTGCCTGACTGGCTTGCCATCCATTTGCGACTCAACAGGGATTTCCATGTAGGAATACATGGTGATCGCGCCGTAATCGTCGCTATCCTGATTGGAATTCCATTCGATCGGGTCAATCTGAACTTCCCATGCCGGGATGAGCTTAACGAGCGCCTTCTCTTCAAGCTTACGGACTTCGGCAACGTTTACTGGTTCATGCCACTTGCCGTTGTCCTTAACCTGAATCAAGATTGCAGAGTAGCGGCCTACGTTATTGCGAAGGTCAGCGCCTTTAATCTGTTTCCAGCAACGCTTGAGAAGCTTGTTAATGCGCTTATCCCATGGCGTTTGCTTGGTTGCATCTTTGGTCTGGTCGCCTTCGTACACCTCAGGGAAGTCTTCCCAGCAACCATCAACCATGCGCTCTACTGCTGCGCCTGCAATGGCGTTTCGCTCGTATGCGCGGTAGAAGTCATCGAAGCATAGTTCTATTGGGTAGCCGAACTCCTGATACAGGCGCTGGCGCTTTGTGTTGCTCGTCCCGTTGAACATGTTGGCAAGGTTTCGGCTTCGCTCCTTCTCCATGCTGGCGTTAGCGGCACGCTGTTCTTTCATTTGGCTTTCGTTCACGGTTTCCTCCGTCAGCGCGAGCGCACCAACATGCCGGTAATTTGTTTAGGTGAGTGCAGGACGCGGTAGCGTGTGGCGTCGAAGTCGTGATCTTCCTGAGTGGTGTCTACGTCATCAGGCTTCTTGTCGTCACGAACAAGTACCGGTATGCGGCTTATCCAACCCCGGCAATGCTCCATGACGTAGAAGGCTGGTTTCTCCGGCATGCCTGATTCGGTTTTCTTGCCTTCAATCACCGCCTCGAGCATGTCAGCGAATAGCGATGCACCATTGATGCGTGAACCAGGCTTTTTATCTGCTGGCAACCACGTAACGCCCTGTGCTTCCATCTTCTGTGCGATGGATAGTTCGTTGTCGCCAGTGTTGAATATCGCCCCATCAGCGGGGCCGGGAATGACGCTGCTACATATGCCAGGCACGATGTGCATCTGCCCTTTCCCTTGCGTTTCCTCTGGCTCGTCGACTTCCTCACCCATCAAGCGCTTATCAACCCATGCAACGCCTTTTGCGACGTTGGTGGATGACATGTTCAGGCCCTTGTTGAGTTCTTCAGGCGGGCAGCCATACCACTCGCCAATCAGAATCAATGAACCGGTTGGCGGGCAGAACTTACTACCATCGGGAAGCGTTGCCTCTGTGCCATCTGACTGAGCCCACCACAGGTTAGCGAAAGGCTTTGACTCGCCCCAGTCATGAGAGCGGTCAACCGTCCAGCTTTCCGGGATGGTGAATGGCTTGATGACGTGTAGTGATTCATTCCAAAGGTGGTCAAAACGCCCACCGCTCGTAACATCCCATGAACCTTCAACCCATGCCTTACGGCGGTTCGGGTCTTTAATGCTCATCAGCGTGGCGATGTACTGCGGGTCGAGGTATGGGTTCTCTTTGAACGAGCCATGAATGGCAACGCGGGTTAACGTCACATCCTCTTCGCGCTCGGTCTGCGGGTTAAACACTTTCTGCGTTTCGCGAATGATGGTGCCGCGCGGCGCTGGTTCAATGAAGCGTTTCTTCACCCAGGTGTGACCGATACCAAATGGGTTGGTAGTGCTGAATGTCTCCAGCGGGATCGGCTTGATAATCGAACCATCGTCAAGCGGGTAGTCATCAGGCCGAAACGACGAGCGTCGGCATGAGAACATCATTTCGTAAAACTCGGGTGACTGCTGCTTGGTCAGCTCGTTGAAGCCGATGAACGGGAACTCCTGGCCGTGATAGTCCCAATAGTCAGCCTCTTCCTTACCGAAGCGGAAAAGCAGCTCTTCACCAGTTGGCCATACCCAACGTAATTCACTGGCTGATGCTAAATAGCGAGCGCCATCGTTAAACAGGCGATACATACGCTTGGATTGGGTGATGATGTCGGTGAGGTTTTTATACTCGGTATCGAATATCACGCCGCGCCAGAATGAACCGTAACCGATACCAACATTCTTGCGGAATCGAGCTAACTGCGCGGCTGTCTTGCCTGGCCCGCGAGTGCCTTCATACAGTATCTCGTTACATGGGCAACTCAGGGATAGTGACTGTGACCCGGGCAAAGGTTTCCAGACGGCTTTGTAATTCATCCACCTAAAACCTCGCTCTGCTGTTTCTGCGCTTGCGCCTCCCAATCATCAACACTTGTACACGATGGCACCGGCATGATGTTGTGAGTTGCTGTGACCTTCTGCTCTACCTGTTCTTTGAATGCCTGGACGCTAATGTGCTTGCCGAGCAATTCGAGGTTCTTCACTTTGTCTGGCCACTTAATCTTTTTGAGTAGCGCGGCGGTATCCCCGTCACCCATCATTGCTGTGACTTCCAGGCCCGATAGGGTTGTTCGCCATGCGACAGGCCAGTCTTTCACTGGCTTGAGGTCGCCTGAGTCGGTGAGAATGTCGAGCACATCCATGCGGTCAATTTCAACTAGGCGCTTTAATACGTAATCAGCATCAACCTTATTGCGATCGTTGCGCTCTGCCATCAATGCAGCGATTCTTTGCTGAACCATAACATTTGATAACAACCGGCTTGCTTGCTCTTGTGCGGTCTTCTCGCTGTACCCTGCTCGAATGGCCGCCTGAGTGCCGTTTAAATCGATTAGGTACTCGCGACAAAATGCTTCTTTTTTGTCTGTGAGTGCCATAACTGTTATTCCTTGGTTTCTTCTTCCACTACCGGCGTAAACAAAATCTCGCTCAGTTCATCCGGCTGAATGTAGCGCCACTCACCATCCTTGTTAGCCACGGCGAACAGACCATTAACCAGTTGAGGCTCTTTAACGGTCATGATGCCTTCGTAGACAGTTCCGTCTTTCTTCTTGGCTGTTACGTTGTACTTGGGCATACCTTCACCTTCTTGCTGATGCCATGGCGAACAATGAAGCCTGCGACCTTGTCGTAATCAGGCTCTTGTCGTGTGGTGAGGCAGAACAATGTTAGTGTCCTGATATAAAGCTTCACCCACCACCGTGTTTTGATTTCCAGTTGCAAGGTAACCACCATGTCTTTCAATCCTTACTTTTCCGTGAAGGGTTTTATGCACTAACGCGCCATGCTCAACGATTGGTCGCCCATCACTGGT